CGTTACAATAGCATTTGGCTATGCGGTTACAGGCGTATCAGCCATAGGGCGTGACCCGTTCCCTGTTTCAATAGGAATAGGCCAGTATGTATATCCAGAAGGTGTTTCTGCCACTATGGAGCTGGGAACAGCGTTTGTTTGGAATAATATAACGCCTATACATAATTCAAATTGGAACCCTATAACTCCTGCCCCACCGGGAGATTGGACCTCAATATCTCCGGGTTCTTCACCGAATTGGAAAAAGATTGCGTCTTAATGACAAGCGCGGTATAAACTTATTAACCTATCTAGTTTAGGAAAATTACATGGCTAGTACATATGGAAACGATCTTCGGCTAGAAGAGATTGGTGACGGCGAACAGTCAGGTTCGTGGGGGGACACTACCAATACAAACTTAGAACTTATTGCCGAAGCATTTGGCTATGGCACCGAAGTCATAACAACAAATGCAGACACACACGCAACTACTCTTACTAATGGAGCGTCTGCTCAAGGCAGGTCTATGTTCCTGAAGTATACGGGTGCTTTAGATTCTGATTGTACTGTTACTATCGGGCCAAGTTCGATAAGTAAGATGTGGTATATAGAAAACGCTACCACTGATAGCGCCTCTTCAGGGCCGTATAGCCTTATTATAAATCAAGGTACTACAGGTGGTACTGGTTCTAAAATAACTATACCCAATGGGCAGGTTAAAGCTGTGTTTACAGATGGTATAGGCGATAATGCGTCCGTAACAGATGCGTTTACAGATTTAAGCGTCCCGAGTCTGTTTATAGCAGGTGTAGCTCCTCCCGGAATTGGTGACGTTTTGGCATTAAGCATAGCGTTAGGATAAACGATGGCTAATACATTCAAGAGTTATTTGGCGAGTGCAACGGGAACCTCTGCGGTTACTGTACGCACAGTGCCGTCAAGCACACAGACGGTTGCGGTGGGTATTAACCTCGCTAACATTCTCACAAGCCAAATTAAGGTCAGTGCCTACATTACCAGAGGCGGCACAGATTATTACATTGTTAAAAACGCACCGATACCCGCACAAGGGGCGCTGTCTGTGCTGGATGGGAAAATTATCTTAGAAGCTGCTGATGTTGTTAAAGTAATATCAGACACGGGTAGCAGCGTAGATACTGTATTATCGGTCTTGGAGATTACCTAATGGCTGGATATATCGGCACGGGCGCAGTCCCGCAGGCTACACAGAAACGTGATTCATTTACGGCAACGGCTGGGCAAACCAGCTTTCCCACAAGTGGATATACGCCCGGATATGTAGATGTTTATATGAACGGTGTAAAACTTGCACCTGCTGATTTTACCGCGACCAATAGCTCAGACGTTGTGCTGGCGGTTGCTGCGGTTGCTAACGACACGTTAGAGATTATTTCTTATAGCACATTTGATGTATCAGCACAGACATTTACGGGTGACGTTACTGCAAGCGGCGGAACATTCTTGCCCACGGGCGATACGTCTGCGGGTGATGCCGCCGCTATGGGCTATGCTGCGGCTGATGGTTTGGTGCTTACGGGTCAGGGTTCTACATCAGACGTAACTATTAAGAACGATGCAGACGCTACAGTAATGTCGATACCAACAGGTACAACGGGTGTGACGTTTGCGGGTACTCCTACGTTTCCTGATGGCAGTATAAACATTGCTGATCTGGATATTGATGGCGGTACTGATATTGGAGCAGCGTTGGTCGATGCTGACTTGATGGTTGTGGATGACGGTGCGGGTGGGACCAATCGTAAAGCTACCATGTCTAGGCTTGCTACCTATATGGGTACTAAGATTGGTGGTGGGTTGGAGTTCATAGCTTCTACTGATGCTAGTGATACTGCTACTATTAGTTTTACAGGTTTTGATTCCTCTAAGTATGACAGTTATTTATTTACATTTTTAAACGTAGTTTCTGCGACAGATGCAAAGTCATTGCTTTTACTGACGAGTACTGATGGTGGCTCTAATTATGATACTGGTTCTAGTGACTATGTTGTTCAATACTTCGGCTACCGTGCTGGTGCAGCGTTTCAAGGATTTGACGCAACAAGTGCAAACATAAATGTCAGTGCTAGTCAAGGAACTGCATCAGGAGAAGAAGGTGGTTGCAGTGGGCATATGTTTATCTACAGCCCACATATAGCGTTACCAACAAGAGTGGCAGGTCAATCATTCTTTTTTCACAGCAATGGAGACATTGCTAATCTTGTTACTGGTGGGCAGCGAACCTCTAGCGCAGATGTAGATGCAGTTAGATTTCTGTACAATTCTGGTAACATAGCATCAGGAACAATCAATATGTACGGAATAGTAAACTCATAGGAGAATAAAATGCCACGATACCACAACGTTAATGGCAACATGGTGCAGTTTACTGCTGATGAAGAAACTGCACGGGATGCGGAAGAGGCGGCATGGGCTGCGGGGGCAGATACTCGCGCGGCGGCGTCTGTGCGCGAAGAACGTGATAAGAGACTAGCAGAATGTGATTGGATGGCTAATTCTGACGTAACAATGGCAAGCGCGTGGACAACGTACAGACAGGGGTTGCGTGATGTACCAGCGCAGTCTGGGTTTCCAAACAGCGTCACATGGCCCACTAAGCCTACTTAGGAGATTACAAGATGGCAGGATATATCGGCAGCAAAGGCTCTGGAATTATCTCAGGTATTGGTGCGTCTATCGCGGACCTCAACCTGACGGATAAGGCTTCAGCCAACGGCACTACAGAAGCCAATAAAGTTCTTACTGCTGACGGTAATAAGGACGTTACTGCGATCCGTAACTTGACTGCTACAGGCACTGTTACACGCGCCTTGACACGCGGCTCCATTGATGTTGGTAATAGTTCTGGTGTGTCTACGCCTCTGGCTATCGGTGGTGCAAATACTCTGCTTCAATCAGATGGAACAGATGCGTCTTGGGCTACTGTTGCTGGATCAGACAGTCGGCAATCATATGTTACGAATGCTACTGTTGCCGCTAGAGCGGCAGTATTTCTAAACAATGATGGAACGGTAGATCAAACGCCTAGTTATCCACTTGCAGACTATGACGTTGTAGTCAGCACATTTAGCGCATTATTACTGGAGCAGTATGGCGTTCAATATGATGGTCATGCTGGTTCGTCAGCATATAAAGATTCAGGTACTGTTGCAGACCGTAGACACGTAACAATTTACAAATATCGTGCTGGAACAAGTGCTGCGAATGCAAGGTATGTGGTTTCTGCTGTTGCTGCAGATGGAACAATGACTCACGGCACACCCGCTGCGTTTAACTCTTCAGGACCAATGAATAATTGCAACGTAAAGTACAACGCCAACATAGACAGGTTTATTGCTGTTTATGATTATGGTGGCTGGAAGGGTGTTGGCAATTATGGCGGTATTGCGGTTGCGGTAGGTACGTTAGACGCTGGCAACAACACCGTAGCTTGGACGCATACGACTAATCTTGGTAATGCTGGAAGTGGTGCTACCCGCGGCTTTGTTTTTTACGATGCTCTTAGCTCTATAGAAAGCCCAAGTTTTGACATTGCAGACGATGGCTCTCATCTCATGATGGTTCACATGGGTTCTTACAACAACCAAGCTAATGAAAGCAATGACTATCGCCTTTCCGTAAAAGTGGCTACTATTGATTCCAGCAACAACACCGTTTCTGGGGGAAGTTGGCTAGATGCTCTGGTTTCATCTGGTACAAAATACAATAGACCCAATCTAACTCCTTCAAGTCTTCATTGGCATCAAAATTCCAGTCAATATATTTTGTGTGCTTCGTCAGATGTTGCTACCGGCAACCGATATGCTTATGGCGATCAGCAAGTTTTCCTGTTTACTGTAAGTGGCAATACACCCACACAAGTAAATTACGCTCTTGGACCTTTAACTATGGAAGGCATGACGGTAGGGTATGCTGCGCCTCAAATATCATGGTACGATGTGACCAGCACAAAGTGTTGGGGCATTGGCCTGATAACTTGGACGGGGGACTCATCACCATCAACCAGCAGTGTTCGTGTTGCATTTTATGAAATGACCGTTGGAAGTGGTAGTATTTCTAACATTAAAGGTCGATCTGTTCTCTTGAAAGACACAACAACTTTTGAAAATCTTTCATATTCTAGCATACAGAATGATAAG